TGTAAACCGTGAATACGTAGCAAAGAAGGACACAATTGAGTACACAGTATTCGTCCGCTTTGGTATTCAGTGGGAAGAAGAGGATGCAATTGCATTCGCTGACGCTGCTTCAGATTCATAATCTGTAAACAGTACCTTTAATGGGGGGCGGGAGTTCACTCTCCTGTCCCCCTTAATACTTTAATGATATAATACAAACAAGGAGGATACAATGGAAAATAATAACAATAACAATCCGCTTTCAGCAGAAAATGCAAACGAGCAAAATGCTTCTGTTGGCTACTGGTCAACTCCAGAGCAGGTTGCAGAAGCAGTAGCCAAGACTGAAGAAGTTGTAGAAGCACCAGTTGCTGAACCAGTTGTAGAGGCACCAGTTGTCGAAACACCAGCAGAAGTTGTAGAAGCACCAGCAGCAGTCGTAGAGGCACCAGCAGCAGAAGAACCAGTTCAGTCCCTAGGCTTTACAAAGACAGGCGCTATTGGATCAATGGCAGCAGACGGACCAAAGAAGGCAACTAAGCCAGAAGTAGAACTTGCAGACAAGGTAGCAATTCACTCAACAAAGAGCGTTCGATGGGAAGAAGTTGGATCAATTTCTAAGGGCTATAACATTGTTACAAAGGCACAAGCAGAAAAGTGGCTAACCCGTAACCATGTTCGCATTGCGACACCAGAAGAAGTCCAGAAGGCTTTTGGGTAATTAAAGATGGAGATATTGAGAGTTTCGCCATATGCAGCAGTACCTGTTAATTTTATAATTCCTGCGGGAGTTTCAGAATCAAACATAACTGTCACCATAACAGATATGGCGGATCTTTCAGTATCCACATCTACATTCCCTGATTCTTCTTCAGGAGAAGTTTTAGAAATCTTATTGCCAGGAAAGTACGACTCTTCCTATAGAGTTGAAATCGTATCAGAAAAAGGAACATCTGATGAAGAGTACCTCAAAGACGAAACGTATGAAATATTTAGACCATATGTAGATCCATCAACAAAGGCAACAACAGCAACAGACATTGCAGCATATGCGTTGAATGAGGAAATTGCTAGAGCAGTAATTGACTCAATTGTTCCAGACGGTTTCTATTATAGAAAAAAGGTTTTGAACTTTACAGGAACTGGATCAGACTACTTGCCTATCTGGGATGATGTAAAGAAAGTTTTAAGTGTGTATGAAAATAACAAGTTGGTTGAAGACAGACAGTATGAAGTAACATCAGACAAAACAGCAATTGTTGAAAAATCTACAGACAATATTAATCGTGCAGAGTCTGCACCACTTGTTTTGCCAGCAGCATCTTCTGACTCTTTAGATCCACAATTTATATACAGAGGTTTTGGAAAGACTTGGGATTATAGAATTACGGTGGAGCACGGATACACAACTGTTCCATCTGACATAGTAAGAGCAACAGAAATGCTTGTTCACGATATTGAGTGTGGCAAGTTAGACTACTATAAGAGATTTATTTCTTCTTACAATACAGATCAATTTAGAATTCAGTTTGACAAGGGTCTTTTCGAAGGAACGGGAAATATAATCGTAGACAAGATACTTTCTAAGTATGTTAAGTCTATTACAAAAATTGGGGTGTTGTAATGACAGTTTGTGAGACACCAGATTTTATGTTTCCAATGCAGGCATCTGTATATCACCCAATAGTTGAGCAAGGTCAGTATGGAGCAATCAAGAAGCACTGGGTCTTAGACAGAGTGTTTGCTTGCAGTTTTACATCTGGCGGTTCAGCATTTAAAGAAGAAGTAAAGCCAAATGTCAATATCACACAGCATACTATTCTCGTTGGAAGATCAAAGTCTGATTTAAGAATTTCATCTCTTGATAGCAAGAATGCTTTAACAAACATACTTGTAACAGACATCAAAGATCAAGAAGGAAATCTTATTTATATAGAAACATCTGGGCCAAGATCTGGCAAAGGAACTTTGTTTGAGATAGCAACATACGAGCCATTCACTGGACCATTTGGAACAGTAGAGTCTTACAACATGGTTATTAGAAGATCAGAGAATCAGACAGGTGATGTATGAGAGCCGTATTTGCGTCTAACCAATTTAAAAAAGAAATGAACAATATTATAGATTACTCTATAGGATTTTTAGAGGGCGTACAAAGAGGTAAGACAGTATTTCTAAAAACAGTAGGGCTACAAACAGTAGAGTTAATGAAAGAGTTTATAGACTCAAATGCAAGAGTAAACCCACAAATGCTACATCATATATACGAATGGCATCAGACAGGTAGTCCAAGCGCAAGACTTTACGATATCTCTTACACAACCAGCAACCTAGGTCTTTCTTTTAGATCGTCTTTTAGTCAGTCAACATCTATCAGGAATGGTTCAAGAACTCCGTTTTATGATAAAGCAAGAATTATGGAAGAAGGAATTCCAGTTACGATTAGACCAAGGGTTGCACAGGCCTTGGCTTTTGAAGATAACGGAGAAACTGTTTTTACAAAAGGACCAGTAACGATAGATAATCCTGGAGGAACAGAAGTAGAGGGCGGATTTGAGAGAGTGTTTGATATGTTTTTTAATAGATATTTTTCACAAGCATTTTTACGAGTTAGTGGCGTTGCAAAATATTTAGAAAATCCTTATGTATATAAAAAGAATATGCCAGCAGGAAAGAAAATTGGAAGATCCAAAGGCCTCTCTACTGGATACAGATGGATTGCTAATGCGGGAGTTGGTTCGTAATGGCTAATATTCATCATCCACCTACAATTATTAATGCATATTTAGCGTCAAAGATAAGTCCAAATTTTAATCCAGACGACTCTATAGGCGGGTCTCAGCCAGTTGGAACAACATATTTTTTCCCAACACTTCCAACAGATATCGATTCCCTAACAGAAACATTTCCACAAAGTAACGGGGTCTTTGGCGTATATGATAGAATGTTCAAGATGAGAAGAGTTCCTTTCCCATATGTTAAGTGTGAACAATTGCTTTACTACTTTTATTCAGTAGGAAATGATGCACAAAGAAACATGATAGTTGTTCAGCAGCAGGTCAATGACCTACTTGACTATGGCGACGATTCAGCACAAGAGATAAACCGTTGGGCAAGTCAAAATGTTGATAAGTGGAGTAATGATTCTGAGCCATGCTTTTTTCATAACTTTAAAATATATCAACTTGAAGAAACCAGAGATATTGTAGACTTCGGCACAGCCCGTACTTATGCGGGAAACAAGATAATAATAGACTATGACTGGCACCCAGATAGGCGAATAATACCAGGAGAATCTCCAATAACTTTCTAATAAAGGGTGTTATAATTAAGGTGAGGAAACAACCCCCTTTTAATAAAATGAAAGAGGTGAAATATATGGCATACAGCCGTGGTTCAAGTAGCAATATCATCGTAGGTGCAGCAGCACTATTTACGCATGAAGGTCCAATCGGATACGAAGCATTGACTGGCAAGATTACTGATACTCAAGCAGCATCAGATCTTCCAGTATTCACAGCATCCGCAACATCATACAAGGACACTTTGTCTGAAGATGAAAATTATACAAACATCGGTTACACATCAAATGGTTTGGAACTCGCATTCCAGCCAGATTTTGGTGATGTAGCAGTAGATCAACTTCTCGACGTTGCTCGTCTTTTCAAGCAAGGTATGACAGTTAATCTAAATACATCTTTTGCAGAAGCAACACTAGAAAACCTTCTAGTAGCAATTGCAGGAGCAGATACAGATCTAACATCACCATCAACAGGCGTTCAAGCAATGAAGATGTCTGCTGGAGATATTGGAGATGTTCCACTAGAGCGTGGACTTGTAGCAGTAGGCCCAGGTTCTGGTTCTGCTCTAGATCCAAAGGAAAGAATTTACGTAGCATACCGTGCACTCTCAATTGAGAATGTTACAGTATCTGCAAAGCGTGATGAAGCAACAATGTTTGAAGTTTCATTCCGTCTTCTTCCAAACGACAATGCGTCTTACGGTAAGATCGTAGACCGTTCACTAGAAGCATAATACAACTTAATATATGAGAGGCTCAATCCTTCGGGGTTGGGCCTTTCTGTTTGGTATACTTATATAATGGCAACAAAAGTATATGACACTAAAAAAATATCATTAATAGATGAGAGCGTTATTATTGCTGCCCCACTGAAGATTAAATATCTTAGAGAATTTTTAGAGACTTTTGAAGAAATTAAAGATGCAGAAACTGACGATGAATCGGTTGCTATTTTAGCAAAATGCGCTCTTGTTGCTATGCAGCAATATTGTCCATCAATAAAAACAATAGAAGAATTAGAGGATAGTATAGATCTTCCTACAGTCTATGAAATAATCGATATTGCAGCGGGAATTAAAATTAATGAAAAATCAGAAAATACAGTAAAGAATCAAGCAGTAGATAGCGGATCAACCTGGGATACACTAGACTTGGCAAAACTAGAGTCTGAGGTTTTTTTGCTTGGTATTTGGAAAGACTATGAGGAGTTAGAGTCTTCCTTATCTATGCAGGAGTTAACAGCAACCCTGCAAATAAAAAGAGAGTTAGATTATTCAGACAAGAAATTTTCTGCTGCAATGCAAGGGGTAGATTTAGACAAGAACTCTGGCAGTGGTAATGAGTGGGAAGACATGAAGGCTAGAGTATTTAGCAAAGGTGCAGCAACTAATGGAAATGATATTCTGGCTTTGCAAGGCGTAAATGCTGAAAGGGCTGGTTTTGGAATAGGCATGGGCCTTGATTATGAAACTTATTAATAGCAAAAATAAGCCTGCGCTATGGTATAATTGATTAAACCTTATAAGGAGGAATAAATGGCAACTGCCACAACAGAAGAAAAGACCGTAACACTGATCGATGGTACAAAGATCAAGGTCAGACCACTCAAGATCTCTCTACTTCGTCCATTTATGAAGAAGTTTGAGGATATCGCAAAGGTTGCAGAAGATAATGAAAAGTCTATGGACTTGCTTATGGACTGTGTACAAATTGCAATGAAACAATACAAGCCAGAATTGGCAGAAGACAAGGAAGCCCTAGAAGAAAATCTAGACCTTCCAACAGTATACAAGATTGTCGAAGAGGCATCAGGAATTAAACTTTCTGACGCATCATTGCTTGGCAGCCTTGCAAATAACTAAATAAAGAGGTGTTAATGGATGGCTGATGTTCAATCCAATATTCATGTAAATATTGATACGTCTGATGCTTTAGCAAGTCTAAAACTTCTGCAACGTCAAATATCAGCCTTCCATACACAAATGGCAAAGTCTGGTACCGCTGCTGCTGCGGTATCTGCAAATCAAGCCCAGAACTTGATGAACGCAATAAATGCAACTGGACAATTCCAGGCATCTATGCGAAAGGTAACAACCAGTACAGAGCATTTCACTGATGCGCTAGAGCGTAACAAACTAACATCTAGAGAGTACTTCAGATACACTGGAGCAGCAACAAAAACTTTTGGTAGACTGTTTAAGTCTGAGTTTGAAACAATTAACAAGGTTGCACGAGAGCGTGTAAAAGATATACAGACTCAATATATTAAGTTGGGTCGTGGTGCTAACGGAGCACTAGAGTCAATTGCTGTAAGACCTCTAACCCTTGACATGAAAAACCTTGGCACACAAACTGCCATTGCTGCACAAAGACAACAACTTCTAAATCAACTACTAAAGCAAGGATCAACCAATCTTCTAAACTTCGGTAAGAACACTCAGTGGGCAGGCCGTCAGTTGATGGTTGGATTTACAATTCCTCTTGCAATGCTTGGAGCACAGGCCTCAAAGACATTCATGGCAATGGAAGAGCAGGCAATTAGATTTAAGCGTGTATACGGAGAAATGTTTACAACGCAAGAAGAAACTGATGCAATGATCAAGCAAATTCAGACTCTTGCAAAGGAATATACCAAGTACGGTGTTGCTGTAGAAGATACGATGAAGATGGCTGCTGATGCTGCAGCAATGGGCAAGATGGGTGCAGAACTAACAGCACAGGTTGCACAGGCCACTAGACTGGCAGTACTTGGTGGAGTAGAGCAGACACAAGCATTAGAAACAACTATTTCTGTAACAAATGCATTCGGTGTTGCAACAGAAGATTTAGCAAAGAAGATTGACTTCCTCAACGCAGTTGAAAACCAAACTGTTGTTTCTATTGAGGATTTAACAATTGCAATTCCAAAGGCTGGACCAGTTGTACAACAACTTGGCGGAGATGTAGAAGATCTTGCATTCTTCCTAACAGCAATGAAGGAAGGTGGAATTAATGCATCAGAAGGTGCTAACGCACTCAAGTCTGGTCTGGCATCTTTAATTAATCCATCAAAGAAAGCAAGCGCTTTTCTTAAAGATCTTGGCGTAAACATTACAGGAATTGTTGAAGCAAACAAGGGAGACATCAAGGCAACAGTGGTTGGTTTTGCACAGGCACTTGACACACTTGACCCACTTAACCGTGCTCGTGCAATTGAACAACTATTTGGTAAGTTTCAGTTCTCAAGACTTTCTACACTATTCCAAAACGTAACAGCGCAGGGAACACAGGCACAAAGAGTTCTAGGACTTACAAGAGCAACTACAGAAGAACTTGCAATTTTGTCACAACGAGAATTAGATAAGATACAAAATACAACATCATACAAGTTTAAGAAGTCTATGGAAGATCTTAAGATTGCTCTTGCTCCAGTTGGAGAGCAGTTCCTAAAGGCTCTAACCCCTATCCTTGAGTTTGTTGGAAAAGTTCTTGATAAGTTTAATAATCTTGGTGACGGAACAAAAAAGTTCTTAACTGTATTTACAGTAGCAGTTGCTGGTATTGGTCCAGTACTTTTGATGACATTTGGTTTGATAGCAAACGCTGCTGCCAACATAATTAAACTATTTGCAAATATGAAGTCCATGTACAACAGAACTGGAAATGCAAGCACTGTTTTAGGTGAGCAAACTAACTATCTAACAAAAGAGCAATTAGAAGCATCAGCAGTTGCAGCATCTCTTGATCAGGTTCACCAAAAACTTAGACAAACATTTACATCTGAAACAACTGCAGTCAACTCACTTGCAGCAGCATATAGAAGAGCAATCGCAGCACAGGCAGGATTCACTGGCCCAGTCAGAGGTGGAGGAAGAACTCCTGGACTAAAGAAGTACTCTACAGGAACTACAGAAGTTCCAGGAAGCGGAAGCAGGGATACAGTTCCAACAATGCTTACTCCTGGAGAAGCGGTTATTCCAGCGAAGGCAGCACAAGATCCAGCAAACAGACCAATGATTGCACAGTTGATTGCAGGAAAGCGTGTACAAGGATTTAATGGTGGAACACCTGAAGTAACGGCAGATGGACAAACACAAAAAACACACGTAGGTGGAAAGAGTGAGCAAAAACTAATTTCCGATATCATTAAAAATAATCCTTTTATGGGTGATGATCAAAAGGCCAAACTAAGAGCGCTTGAGGCAATTCTGGTATCACAAGGTCTAAAGCCAACTACAGCAACTTTGCACAAATTAATGTTTACATTCCCAGCATCAATGAACATGTCAATGAGTTCTGGTGTTGGAATTCCTGCTCAAAACTTTATAGATGCTTGGGACAAGTTAGGACCAAATAAGTGGGAAGCATCTAAGATTAGTGGTGCCGTTGCTGATCCTTTTGATAAGGCAATGATAGAGATGATCAAGCAAGACTTGGCAGATAAAAAAATAACACATGTTAATGATGACTATGTTAAGAAAATATTTACAGAAAGAATCCCAGCAGAGAGACCAGATATTGCAAAAACTGCGGGATACACTCAAGCAGAAAAACTATACAATACATCTACTCAGTTCTTACTTGGAAGAGGATTAGGAAACACTCCAGAAGAAAGTAGAAAAATTTTAGAAGATGCAGTAAAGAAGGGTGCTATAAAAAGTTTTGATATTCAGGAAAGAGAAGGAACTGGAAAAACCAACGCTGGCAAGATTGTAACTGGATCAGCCACAGTAACATTAAATGATGGAACAGTCGTAAACATGAATCGTCTCGGTTCTGGCCATAGAGTAAACATTAGCCAAGATGAAAAAAGCCAAGCAAGGAGCAACGCAGCAACAGAACGGGCAAGAGCAAAGGCCATAGCACAAAGAGCAGCAGACTTGCCAAGTCAATCAAAGATGACGGTCCTAGAGCGTGTTGCAGATGCCGCAACAAAAACAGTGTCTGGAAAACTTCCTCCTACTGACTTTGGAAAACAAATTGCTCCATCATCTGGTTACAGTTTTAAAGAGGCATCTTTCATGGGTGGTCTTTATGAGAGGCCTGACGGCAAAAAAGTATTTGTAAAGCCAATGATGAGCGAACTAGATGCTATAGCAGAAAAGAGAGCAACAGACTTTGCCAGAGTTGTTCAGGGACTTGATACACCAGAACAAAACATTAAAACAATGATTGATCCTTCAGACCCACAAGGGAAGAGAAAGATAATTGTCCTAGAGTCTGAATTTAACAAAAACTTTGACACAAAAAATATTCCAAAGACATTTACTCAGGAACAATATTTTAGACAGTTAGTGGCAGCAAACCTTCGTGGAGATAAAGATCTCAAAGCAGGAAACTTAGGCGGTAATATTTTAACTGATGTTGGACCTGCAGGAGTGTTTGATTCTGCCTCTGGAGAGAGAAAACTATCAAAGAAGATGCCATCTCTAGAGCAAATGGCAGAAGAAAACCTAAAGGGTCTTCCAGAAAAAAGTAAGGCAAACCCACAGAACTCTCCTAATTGGTTTGCAAATGCAACTAAGGATATTGCTTTAAATCTAACACCAGATCAATATCATAAAGCCATGAGAGATGAAATTAAAAGACAGATTTCTCTAATGGTCCCATATCTAGCAGATATGCCAGACAATGATCCACTAAAGCCTCAATACACTAAGATGTTAGCAAGACTTAGAGCAGGACTAAAGGTTGACTGGAAAAAGTTACATCAAAAGCATAGCAGTATCTTAGTAAAGCCTGATGAGGTTCAAGAAGATGCTAAGGGAAACACAAAGCCAATACCTACAGAACCAAACAATGGTAAATTCAAGTCTGACTCAGGAATAAAAGATACAAGAATTGCTTCAAAGGAAGTTGAATCATCAGTACGCCAAAGACCTAGATTGCGTGGAAAGGCAAATGCTCCAGAAGCAATGTCAACAACCACAGCAGCAATTGTTGATGGAGCAAGAGGATCAGTTGCAGAAGCAAAGGCAGTTGGAGCAAATATTGGAACTACGCTTTCTCAATCAGCAGCAGCAGCCTCAAGAACAATGCTTTATGGAACTGGCCCAGTAGATGCTGATGCAAAATCATTGCGTCGTCAAATAGAAAAAAGACAGAGAGCAGAAGCAAAAACACAGGCAAAGGCCAATGCGTCTAAGACTGCACTCTATGGAACAACTGGACCAATTGACCCAGTTATGCGAGGCAGAAGAAAGCAGGCTGCACTAGAAGAAAAAAGAAGTAAGTTAGCAGCAAAGGTAGCATACCAGCAATCTGTTATTGATGCACGGGCTGCAGAAGAAGCAAAGAAGAGAACCCCACTTGGTAGAGTTAAGACATTTGTTGAAAACAGAGAAGCAAAGAGACAGGCAAAGATAGATGCAGGTAAGCGCCCAGGAATGGGAATGGGTGGTGCGCTTGGAATTGCATCTGGTGTAGCAATGATTGGATCCATGGCTCCAGGTAAGGTTGGAGAAATTTCACAGAAAGTTATGATGCCATTGATGGGTCTTGCTATGATTCTTCCGATGCTCAAGAGTCCAATGGCTGCAGTAGCAATTGGTCTGACAGCAACAGTTGGATCTTTTGTGGCTCTAAGAATGGCTTTTGATAAAGCAGCAAATAAGGTTTTAGAAGAAAATGAAAAGTTTAGAGGTTCAAGTTCTGCAATAAATGAAATTGCAAAGTTTAGCGGTAAGGTAACAGCCTCAGAGCAAATGGATTTGAGAAGACAAAACTCATTCTCAATGCTTGGTGCAGCAACAGGAAAGACAACATACGGTGAAGCATTTATTCAAACCAAGGAAGGCAAGGCACTAACAGAAAGAATTTCACAGCAAAATGCTGCAGGCAAGGGAAATGTTGCAGCACAAGATCTTTCAGGTCAACTTTCTGCAGCAATAATGTCTGGTGCTATGGATATGGGTCAAGCAAAGAGTTTAGCAATGAACGCTGCAAGACAAGCAGGAGATATGTCTATTGGACTAAAGGTAATTGGACAACTAGAAACTCTCCTTGGTCCAAATGGAGAGAATCTAGAAAAAGATCCATACAATGTTAGAATTAAAATGATTAATGATAATGCTACTAAAATGCAGGGCAGTCTTGACAATATTAAAAATGCCAACCCAATAACTAAGATGGCTGGACAAAAGACAGTTCAGATGGCTGGTATTGGTGCGTCAGCAGCAGGTGGGGCAGCAATTGGGGCAACACTTGGAGCAGCGCTAGGATCAGTTGTTCCAGTACTTGGAAACGCAGTTGGTGCAATTATTGGTGGTGGAATTGGCGCTGCAGCAGGAGCAATCGGAGGATACTTTGCTTCAAAGAAGTTCGCAGCCCAAGCAGGACAACTTGGAGCAGCATATGCAGTAGATGCAAAAATTGCAATGGAACAAAATAAGCAAATGCTTGACTCTATGGATATGTACTATCAAAATAAGATTGAAGAACTTAAACTTCAAGGTAAGATCAATGAAGCACGAGAACTTGAAAATAAGTATTTAGGCGAAAAAGGCAAGATGGGAGAAAGAGATAAACTAACTGCAGCCCAAGCAAAAATGCAAGCAGACATAGTTTCTCAATACAACAGTGCTGGTGGCATGCAAGAGTCAATGATGAGCGGTATGAAGAAGGCTGTATCTGCAAAGTACAAGGATGATCCAAATCAGTTGGCTTATGTGGATGTTGTTAATACACAAGCAGGAAACCTAAGAAAAGACGGACTTATTGATAGTGGACAAGAGTTTTTAATTCAGGCAAAGATGGCAAGCGGAGACATTCCTCCTGCAGTATTTAGAAGTCTATTAGGTATGGCAGCAGAGAATAAAGATATTGCTCCAAAGATGATGAACATAATTACTAAGTTTAGTGGAGCAACATCAGAGTCAATTGGTGTTGCAGCACAGAATATTCTTGGAGCAGATAAGGTTATTAATAAAGAGGTTCAAACTTCATTTATTACAAGAGTAGAGGCATTTGAAAAAGACTCTGATGCTCTTGACTTTACAAAGAACATAATCAAGTTAAATAATCTTAACGCAGTAATCCCATCAGATGTCATGGTCAGTTACTACACAGATCCAAAAAACAAAGAGCAGTATGAGAAACTAAACACAATGCTAGATGGAATTGAGGGCAAAAAAGATTTAACTGCAACTTTTGTTTATGAAATTATGCCAGAGGTTAAGGGAACTGCAGCATTTGATGAGGCATACTTTAACACCTTGACTGAAGATCAGCAAAAGGTTTATACAACTACTATTGCATCATTAATTAATATTCCAGATCCACAAATTATTGAAAGTGAAGATTTTAAGGCATGGAGAAAAGAGAGTGGTCCACTTGGCGGAGCAGGCGTTACTGGAAGCAAGGCATATATAATTCAGAAGTATAAAGAGGCTCAGGGCCAAAAGGCTGTTGTTGATAATGTACAGGTAAATGCAAATGCTCCAGTAAGCACAGGAGGAGACAAAGGCGGGGGAAGTAAGGTAGAGTCCTCCCCATTGGATGATCTAGTAAAGAAACTGAGAGATGTAAGAAAGAACCAGATAAAGGTCACAGAAGGCTGGAGCGCCTCTCGTAAGGCCTTAGATAGCCTGTTTGGTGGCAAGAAGACCATAGATGTATTTAGCGGTATAGAGAACGATATCAGAAAATTGGGCGGTAGCCAAGACTTTATAGAAATGATTGTTGGCATGGATCCAAAGGAATACGAGAAGAGAAAGAACTCCCTGTTTAAGTTTGACAATAAGGGCAACATTATTGCACTAAAGAGAGATGCTAAAAATATTCAAGAGGCTATGAACTCAATTGCTATGGGTGACTGGAACTCTAGTATGGAAGCAGAGTCTAAGGCACTTGATGACCAGAGTAAGGCATTCAATAGAATAGCAGCACTTGGTGTTCCAGTAGCGAATGCATATGATTTAATAACTGATAAGACCATAGCGCAGGCAATTGCTAATGGAGTTAACGATAAAACATTAAAAACTTTGATTAGCAGATATAAAGGTTTGGCCGTAGCGCAAGAAAAGTCTGCAGCAATTCAAGCAACAAAAACAGATATTGCTCAATTTAAAAAGGATAGGGTACAAGAGGACAGAATAAGAAGCAAGTATAGTTCAGAAACTGCTTTTGCAATTGGCTCTGATGAAAATCTAAAGGCAATGGAAAGCGCTATCGCTGCTCAGCAGTCAAGAGTGAACAGTTTAATTTCTAAGGGTGCCGACAGAGGTCAGATTATGGCTGCTCAAAAAGAACTAAATAGCATGATCTCTGACTTTGATGAGAGACTAAATCAGTTAAAGAATACTATTGGGTTTATGCAGGACATGTTTGACGAAGGTTTTGGTAATGCAATGGAAGCATTTGATGTTCAAGAAACCGCTCTTCAGATAAAGTTTAACTTAGACACCAAGGAAAGTGCAAAGATAATTGAAGAAGCACAGAACACAATTGCTGGCATTCAATATAAAATTGATGACAAAGAAGCATCTCTCAAGGCTATTGAAGATCAAGAGCAAAAAATTAATGAAAAATATGATGAAAGAATTAAGGCTTTAGATGAAGTAGAGAAGGCTAACGCTACAATTACTAATCAGCAAAGAGGGCAACTATCTCTTGCTGAAGCGCTAACCTCTGGAGATATTGCAGCAGCAGCAAGAGCAGCACAAGACATGAGAGCGCAGCAAGCAGCAGATGCAGTAACAAAACAAAAGGATGCAGTAGAACAGTCTAGACAATACGAACTTAACTCTGTGAAGGCATATGACCCGACTACAAAATCTTATAGAACTAGAAAAGAACTAGAAGCAGACATTAAAAAACTTCAGGATGAAATCTTTGACCTTGAAGAAAAGAAGATAGAGCCAGCACAAGAGTTTATTCGCCTAAAGCAAGTACAACTAGATAAGGATGTTGAGAACTTAACTGTGCTTGGAAAGACAAGAGATGCATGGGAAGCCATTAAGAATCAGGTAGACCTGGCTATGATTAACAGCAAGAAGTTTATAGAGTCAATGCAACTTGCTTTGAATACTCAAGGAAAACTAATTCAGGGATACAATAATCAGCAAGCAAGTGGTAATGATCCAATTGTTCCTGCTGCTTATACTCCAGCCCCTGTGGTTCCTGGAGAAACTCCAGAGCAAAAGGCAGCAAGAGAAGCAGCAGATCGTGCAGCAAAGGCAGCAGCAGATAAAGCAGCAGCAGATGCTAAGGCAGCAGCAGAGGCCAAGGCTAAGGCAGATGCAGCAGCAGCAGAGGCTGCTAGAATTGCAGCAATCAATGCCAACATAAATGTTCCAAGTTTTCTTGCTTCACAAGAAAGTGGAGCAATTGGTGCAGCATCTATAGCAGCAAAAATGGCAGCAGCAGTAAAGCCAAAAACAGCAGCAGAAATTGTTGCAGAAAGAAAAGCAAAGTACGGATATCTATCAAAGGGTGGATTCGTACCTAAGTATTTTGCTGCTGGTGGTTTTGCAAAGGGTACAGATAGAATACCAGCAATGCTAACTCCAGGAGAGTTTGTAATGAGCAAGTACGCAGTAGACTCATACGGAGTAGAAAATCTCAAAAAGATTAATAATGGCGATACACCTAGCGGAGCAGTGTATAATAATACATATACATTAACTGTTAACGCAAAGACAGATGCTAATCCAAACGAAATTGCACAGGCAGTAATGGCAACAATTAAGCAGGTAGACGACAGAAGAATCAGGGGGATTGGAATAAATGGCAGATGATATTGATCCAAGATACACCTACATGCAGAGTAGAAAAAAATACAACAGACCTAGCGGTATGTTATGGTCTGAAAACTCTGGCACCCTGATAAATGGTTTGTACATTCCATACGGTCTAGAAGTTGGTGCTGATGCAACAGCAGAAGAAGATCCAACTCTTATAGACCAGTTCTTAATGCTTACAGATGACAACAGGTCTCCATTAGATTTTTCAGATGAGCGTATTGAAAAACGGGAAAGAATGATCAATGGTCGCATGAGGTCATACCACATTGCTGACAAGATGAGACTTAGCACAAGTTGGAGCATGATTCCATCAAGGTCTCATTCAGATATCCCAAACTTTGATCCAGCCACTGGTTTATCGCCATACAAACCATACACAACAGATGGCGGTGCAGGAGGAGCAGATATGCTTGAGTGGTACGATGCACATAAGGGCTCTTTCTGGGTATTTCTTGCCTATGACAGAAAAGGTATATTTAAGGGCACAGAGGCTCCATATGATCACCTATCTCAATATAACCAACTTATAGAAATGTTTATATCTAGTTTTACATATTCTGTAGAAAAAAGAGGAGCCAATTTTGATTATTGGAATGTCTCAGTTACTTTGGAAGAAGTATAATGTTTGAGGATAAAGACTTACAAAATTTCTTAGAGACATCTTCAACAATAAGAAATAAATCAATCATAACTGCAGAGTGGAATATGAATATTCCTACAAACATCAAGCATATAGGAAACTATAGATATAGGCCAACCCAGTCAGGCTCAGTATATTCTTCACTACCTACAAGTTTTGATATAAATGACGCTGGTAATTTTTATACTAACGCAACAGATGCTGATGTTGTTGTTGATGGTTTATTTGATAATAACGATGTTCCAACAACTCTTTTAAGTAAAAGAGAAAAGTTGCAGACCCTCTACTCACTTGAGGACTGCTTTGGTCAGTTTAGACCAAGGTCTGGAATTAATAAGGCTGTGTTTTTTAAAGATAATGGAACAATGGTTCACCATGCAAACCTAGTAATGGCAGATAGGCCAAGATACTATATGCCAGATAAAAATGATAAGTTTAAGTACTGGACATCTTACAGAACTGAGTCTGGTCAGGAATATGGAATTGCGTCAAAAGTAAGAGGTTCTCAAAACTCAATAGAAGATGCTTGCCCATTTGTTGTGTACAAGGAAAAAGTTCCTACAAACAGAGTTGTTGTTAAAATGCAAACACACACTGGAACAGAAAATCTTGGGCCTTTTTCATCCCCTACTGGATCTTACGCTGATCCATTTTATGGCGAAGCAAATCAAAAGACCCCTAGCAAATGGAAAATACAATTTCTAAAAGATGGAAACTGGGAGAATGTTTTTTCATTTGATCCAGCATTAACAAGAAGAGATGGCTCTCCAGTAATCAAAAGTGATGGGTATGTAGAAATTGCATACGGACTAATTGTTCCAGATGAGTGGAGAAGCACCTTTGTGTTTGCAGAAACATACACGAGTGTTGAGTTGCTTCCTGAGCAATCTGTGATTGGGTATGCATATCTTATTAAGAATAATTCTAATGATTTAGGTACCTTTCATATTTGGGACGGTTCTGAGTATGTTGTTATAACACCAAAGTATGGTTGGTATATACAGGATGAAACAGTTGATAGACTAACTAACTTTGTTACAGATGTTACTTCTCCAGATGTTTTTGTTAGACCGATTGATAGCAAGTTGCAATTTAGAGAGTTTGAATATATTAGCGGAATCAGAGTAGTCGTTGAAACAATGAATAAAAAAGACTCAACATTTGATCTTATTGAAATTTCTCCAAGACTTGTTCTTAATATTTCAGACAAGACTTTAGACTACTCTATAAATAAAAGTGCATCAGACCTTGGAGTTTCTGGATTGCCAGTTGGCCAACTAATTGCCTCTAATGGTGGAATAACTATTTTTGATCATGATCAAGCATTTAACTCTAACAATAAGTCAAGTATTATTGCTAACTATATTGCCAGACACATACAGTTTAAGTTTTACGAAGTAATAGTTGATGTGAACGGTTGGGACTACTACGTTCCAATTAAGACACTATATTCTGATTCATTTCCTAAGCAAGACCTAATGACAAAGCGTGTATCTATATCACTTAGAGATCTATACTGGTATCTTGAATCGATAACTGCTCCAGAAATTTTGATGACAGAGGTTTCTGTTAGTTCTGCAGTGTCTTTGCTTTTAGATCATATTGGATTCTCTAACTATACATTTAAAAGAGTTCCAAACGAAAAAGAGATTATTATTCCATACTTTTTTGTTGCACCAGAAACCAGTGTTGCACAGGTTCTTCAGGATCTGGCAGTCTCAACACAGACAGCAATGTTTTTTGACGAATACAATAATTTCGTCATGATGAGTAAAAATTATATAATGCCATCATTAACAGAAAGACCAACCACTTTTGCTTTAAAGGGAACTAAGGATTTTGTGCAGGATGGTGAGATAAAAAATAAAACCAATAAGCCAAAACTGGCAAACATTATGTCGGTATCTACCCAAGAAAATTCGGTATACAATGATGGATCAATTAACTATAGCACAAGGTATATCCAAAGGTCTATAGGCTCTCTTAGACAAGCAAGCCTTGTTGATGACGAAAGATACTACACATACAAGCCAGCACTCCTTTGGGAGGTTTCTGGAACACAAAATACAAAATCAATTAATAATGAGGTCGCAACACAGTCCTCTTATGTTCTTAGCGCCATTCCTCTTAACTCAGATTTGACAGCAGATGTACCAATGGTTAAAAATAATATTCTAATAAATAATACTTTAAGCCTAGGCGAAGCAGCATACTGGATCACAAGATACAATGGGTATTTTTATTCACAGGGCGAGATAATAAAATATGATGCTGTTCAGTATAATGTTTCTGGTTTTGGAAATGTTTGGATAACTTCTACTGAGGACTACCAAAACTACTTTTCAAAACTTCCTTTTAATGGCAAGATATATCCAACAGGGCTTATAAGAATATATTCTGAGCCAAAGTACTTTGAAAAAGATGGTGTCGTAAAACTACAAAACGGAGATGTGCAAAAGCATGGCCGTGGTCAATTTGGTACTACAATTGTTGCACACAGTGCTGGCATAGCAGACTACTGGAAATCAGACAGTAACGTAAAGGGATGCTATATGTCATCAGAATATCTATTTCAAAAAGACTTAACTTTGCCAACAACAACTATTGCTGTATCTGGAAAGTTAACAGATTCTGGAGTATCTTCTGATGCTCTTTCACGAACCTCTTCTAGAACTGGAATTATTAAAAACTTTATGTCAACATCTTTCCTTGAAGAAGTCAGCACAGCAACAACTCTTCAAAAGGGAACCATTCAGTCTTCAGCACTATCACTTACTGGACCAAACTTTACTACTAAAGAAAAACCAAGAAACTTTGTATCATATGTCCATAAGTCTTTAGAAGATAACAAGTATAAACATTTTGGAACAAGAATGAGAATTGTTGGAAAAATAGAAAACACTTCGGATAGAGGGCAGACATCTAATGGTTCTGCAACATACTATGTTGTTAATGGAAGTACTCCAGACAAGAATATTAATATATCTGGTGGCTCTGGTGGACTTGCATTTATGCTAAACTCTACAACCAATGTCGGATACTACTTTGAAATAGCAGCGCTTGGAATAGGAAATCTTTCTAAAGATGAAAGAGAAAGCGTTAGCAATGTATTTTTCTATAAAGTCAAATCTGATAATGGAAAAGCAATTCCCATAAAGTTGTGGGAGGGCTTAGGAGAGATAACTGTAGACGATGGAAAGTTTACTGGGCAGGCAAGAATTGTTGCTGAAGACAATCCCACAGTCTATGATCTTGCAGTTGAGTATCAGGACATAGGAAATATAAGAAGATTTTATTTATACCTAAATGGTAAAATAATCAAGACAGTTGATGACACAGATCCTCTACCAGTTTACTCTGGAATTGCATTATTCTCAAGAGGATCATCAAGAGTTATGTTTGAAAATGTTTATGCTCTTTGCAATAACTATTCACAAAATACAACATTCTCTTTGGGTGCTCCAGTTAACTCAGTCTTCGGAGATTCCGATATTGATGTAAATGAATCATTTAGAAAATATGCTCTAAGCGGTTTAATTCAAAATACATATCTTTCTGGAATAGGAACATCAGAAGCACCAAAATATAATATTTTCTTTGAAGAGTTTGGAAGCATAATGAGAGAAGCAGCAACATTTAACTTTAAATATGATAAGGCTTTCCCAGCGTTAACTGCAAAGATATCTCCTACATTTAATAAGATTAAGGGGTATGTTGTTTCAGGATTTAGGGCTGGGTCATATGGGGCAGAGTTTATCGTATTCAATGCAACAGATACAGCAATAAGTTTGGATGAAACAACTGGAAACTATCTAAGAGTTCAGGGTGTAACTTTTACACAGCAGTCTGAAAATCGCCTAACAGTTGATGACTATTTTAATAAAAATAGTTTAGAGTCAAATCCACAGTTTGTTGCAGATACTTTGATTTCAAACCCATACAAGTTTAAGCAAGATTATCAGGATATTAAGTTAAGTAGAATGACTTACGGCAAAAGAGATTTTTCTGTAAATGCTCCATATATTCAGTCTTATGATGAAGCGAATAGTTTAATGAAATGGCTTGTTGAAAAAATAACAAAGCCAAGAAAGTCTGTAGGCGTTAAGATCTTTGCAATTCCAACACTACAGTTGGGAGATATTGTTACACTAGAGTACGAAGAAAACGGAGTTAATATGGCATCATCTCCTTCAAGTAGGTTTGTAATATATAATATAGATTATGCAAAGAGTTCTGATGGTCCAGATATGACAGTATTTTTAAGTGAGGTAGTTTAATGACAACAGGAGCAACCCCAAATCTTCCAGAGCCAAAGACAATAGTAGACAATAAGTCGGTAAAAATTGCTACTCCAGATCTGATCATTCAGGACGATGACATGATGTCTATTGACATAATGACAGACTTAATCTTTGAAGATATCGGTGGACAAGAACTTGCAACAATTTCTAGACATGATCTTGTTAATGGTCAAAAAATATTGTATAGTCCAATTAAAAATCTGACAGACCTCTACCTACAATATAATCCAAACAACATCTTGAGGCTTCAGGCTTCAGACTCATACTTCAAGTCTCTTTCACTTTCTATCTTAGACCATCTACCAGCATGTGGTAACGGGTATGACCTAATAGAAAAGCCAGGGGAGCCAGATAAAACTAAATGGACAAAAGTCCCAAACTGTAAATCTGTATATATAGACCCAATTACAGGAGACCTAGTAATTAATCTAATAAACATTAAAGATGGCGAGCAGGCAGAGATACAAATACTAACAAGTGGAAACACCTTTGATGATACAATATATACTGGAGGAAATTAATGATAACTAATACAGGTAAAAATATTTTAGCAAAGTACCTTGTGGGGCAGACACCATCTTATGCATCTCATATAGCGTTAGGCTGTGGCCCACGCCCAATTGACTCCGATGGAACCCTTGGGGACTATTCAGGTAAGACTGCTCTTGATTTTGAAATGTTTCGTGTTCCAATAATCTCTCGTGGGTTTGTCGATGAAGGCGGAGTTTCAAAGGTTGTTCTAACAGCAGAACTTCCAACTCAGGAAAGATACGAGATCACAGAGGTTGGTATATTTTCTGCAGCATCTAATCCTGCTGCAGGTGCATTTGACAGTAAGAGCGTATACTCATTTTCTGAGTCAGAATCTTGGAAGTATTCTTCTCAGGGTACAGAAATTCCTTCAATCTATGAGCCACTAGATGATCGTGTTGTTAGCATAACAAATGCAACATCATCACCAGCATCACCTTCTGGTTCCACTTTGACTTATACAACAGACGCAGAGCATGGACTTACCGTAGGAACTAGAATATCTATATCTGCAATTACTCCAACAGTGTTTAATTTATCAGATGTCACAATTGCAACAGTGCCAACACCAACATCTTTTACAATCACATCGCTAACCAGTGTCACAGGAACTTTTGTTTCTTCTGGATATTTAATCAATGATGTGGACACAAATATTATTAATCAGGTGTATCCAGTATTTCAGACAAACGCCGATAATAAAATATTTACAAACTCAAATAGAGTTAATAGATATGAGAGATGTAGGTTTTTAAATAATATTTATGCAATATCTGGAAACAATGCAAACATTTCAATAAACGGGAGTGGAAATTTAACAGCAGAGGCAGGATCAAACTTTATACAGTTAACAAACACCTCTGTAGATTTTAGTAAAAACTCTCCAACAGACGAACTAAGACTTGCATTTTCTGTAGTTAATAAGGTTGGCTCAGCAGTTACACTTCCAAAGTCTGTTAGAATTATTGTTGAATTTTCATCAACAGGAACCTTTAAGAGTGGTAAGTGGGCAATCTTTGAAGCAGTAGTTGATGATAGTAAAAATAATTTTGCAACCAATAGGTACTTTGTTGTATCTAAGCAGATTCAGGAATTGCAGAAGAGTACAGATTTTTCTTGGTCAGAAGTTAACACGGTCAGAATATATGCCTGCGTTATAAAAGATGGCAGCACTACTCCTACATCAGATTTTTATGTTTGTCTAGATGGATTTAGACTTGAGAATGTTACCTCTAATAATTCTGTATATGGACTTACTGGATATTCAGTTATAAAAACTCCAGATGCAAAAACAATTATCAAGTCAGCCAACACAACAAACTATATTGAATTTAGATTTGGTTTGGATGTAGTATAATGGCAGATCCAGGAATAAAAAACATTATTGTAAAAAAAGAATTGCTTGGAAAAGTAACATCGGAAAATGGCAGAGTCGCAAGGTTTAGACTGGTATCAGAAGATAAAAACAGAAAGTCCGCATGGTCTCAGATATTCTTAGTTAACTCTGAAGCAGTTCAAGTTTTGCCAGGTGATCTAGTCCCCATGGGCAATACAATTTTTGTAAACTGGTCTAAAGGGTCAAGAACTTCTACGCAAGAAATGTATGATGTGTTTGTTTCATTTGACGGAGGAGACTACTCAAATGTTGGCATTGCTATAGGAACTAGTTACTCATTTTTAAAAACTGGGACATCTTCTGTTAGAGTTTTAGTCCAGTTAGCATCAATAAACCCAGCGATTAATGCATCTCTAAAGGTTTATGATTCTGGAGTCAGGTCTCTGGTATAATTGTATTATGGCTATTTTACCTGTGCCCGAAAGAGGGCAACCTCTAGATGTAACATATATCTATCAGATTGTTAAGGCTATTAATGATCTGTCTACTCAGATATCTCCATCAACATACAAGTATGTAACTGTTGATACTCCAACATCTGGAAAGCAGAGCGTAAAGGCCTCTGAGGCTCGTGTAATAGGCGGGTATGTACAAGTAACAACAAGTACAACTCAGACTGCAGGATCGTCTAAACCCTTCTCATATGACTTTGGAACAGACTTTAAGTTCGCTCCAGTTGTTACAGTAACGCCAATTAATATTGGAAGCACGGATGCTGGAAAAGATGTCACAGTAACAATCAACAGCGTTTCAACTTCACGAGTAGAGGGAACAGTTAAATTTAATACTGGCGGAGATACAAGCGTTGGGATTAACCTAATAATAGTTGGAATCCCTAACTGATGATGTCATGTAAAAAATGCAAAGGCAGAATGTTTGTAGATAGACAATATACTGAGATAAATCATTTAGAAGTATACTGTATGAGTTGCGGAGTGAGAGTATTTTTTCATCCACCTAGCCACACTTTGGAGGGACAATGGTTACTAAAAAAGGAACTATTGAGAGCGAAAAATACAATGAGTCACCTGTAATACCAGGTAATAAAAAGGTTTGGTTTCTAAATGGAGACCTTGTTAGAATACATCACTATAATCATTCTAATGGAATCATGTCTGTTTATAATATTACAAAAGATCAAATTGAAAGTTGTTTAATTAGTGATTTTAAAAATAAAAGAGAAAGAGCATACACAGTGGGGCAGACTGCTGATTTAGTTAATCGTCATAAAAAGTATATGCCATCACTAATGAAACGAGGAGTCATTCCATTTCCAACGGGATCTCAAAAGGGTGGCGCTAGGGGCTTTCAGGTAAGATCCTATTACTCTGAATCGCAAGTGAGAGAGATTCGTGATATACTTGCTTCATACCATATTGGTAGGCCAAGGAAAGACAAATTAATAACAAATGATATTACGCCCAGCAAGCAAGAGTTGACACGAAGAATGGGCGATGGTATACTTACATATAGGAAAACAGAAGATGGACGGTTTGTTCCAATTTGGAATGAGTCTATTTAACGAAGGGTATAAAATGGAAAACGAAGACACAAAGGTATCTGTTACACTTGGGTACACGCTAAACCTAGGAAACTTTCAATCACTTAGACTGGATCTTGGCATTGTTGATTCAAGACGTAATGGAGAAACTCCAGACCAGGCTTTTGAAAGAGTCTACAAGTTTGTTGAAGACAAACTAACTGCAAAGATTTTGGAAGCCCAATCGGAGGCTGCTGAAGGATAATGGCTGAACGCAAAGACCGCATGGCTTTGCTTTCAAGATACAGCAAGTATCATACCGCAAGGTACGAATCAAAGCCATCCCTTAACTTAAATGTAGAGCAGTGGGCATCCGATGCCCTTGTAGAATCATACACACTGCCAGGATGCTACGATATACTTGAGTATTACTTTTCAGTTGCAGAGAATCCTTCTTGGAACTACTTTGCATACAATGCAGAAAAAATATTGCAGGCACAAAAAGACAAGGCTAAAGACAACGAAGAGAGAGCAGAGCGTAGAAGAATGGCAAAGGAGTGGCTAAGTGAATAATACAGAGGCAAAACTACTTACGGCTGTTTTAAACGATAAGCAGATACATGTACTGCTTCAGGCAAATGTAGACAATCTTTTAAGAACCCACGGAGACATTTGGAACTTTGTTAGACTTTATTTTGAAAACAATTCGGTTCTTCCTCCAGCAGAACTAGTTACTGAAAAGTTTAGAGACTTTGAGCCAGTACCAGGTGTTGGCGCTACAAAGCATCACCTTGAAGAACTTCAGGGAGAATACCTTACAGACAGCCTAAAAGATATTATCAGGTCTGCAGCCAGCGAAATTCAAAACAATAATGGAACTGGCGCACTTAACGAACTAATTACTAAGACATCAGAACTAAAGAAGAATACTGCAGCAATTCGTGATATCGATGTTACGGATCTTGAGTCTGCTATTGCATACTTTGAAAATGTTAAGAAGCAGCAAGCATTAGGTTTGTCTGGAATCAAGACAGGTCTTCCAGGGTTTGACAACTATCTTCCTTCAGGAATTATGCCAGGACAACTTGGTGTCTTCCTTGCTTATCCAGGAATCGGAAAGTCGTGGCTGGCTCTTTACTTTGCTGTGCAAGCATGGAAGCAAGGAAAGAGTCCGATGGTCATCTCACTTGAAATGAGTGAGACAGAAGTCCGCAATCGTGTGTTTACGATTATGGGCGAGGGTCGTTGGTCACATCGTAAAATAAGTAACGGCGAGATAGAGATTGATATGCTAAAGGACTGGCATGCAAAGAATCTTGCAGGCAAGCCAGAGTTTCACATTATCTCAAATGATAGTGGTGGAGAGATCAACCCATCTGTTCTTCGTGGAAAGATTGATCAGTACAAGCCAGACTTTGTAATCGTTGACTACCTTCAGTTGATGGCTCCTAATCAGAAGTCAGACAATGAAACGGTAAGAATGAAGAATCTTTCTCGTGAACTTAAACTAATGGCAATTGGTGAAGAGGTTCCTATTATCGCTATCTCGTCTGCAACACCAGATGATGTTAATGACCTCTCTACGGTCCCTACACTGGGCCAAACGGCATGGTCTAGACAGATTGCATACGATGCCGACTGGGTGCTCGCATTGGGCCGTGGAACCAATAGCGATATCATTGAGTGTGCATTTAGAAAGAACCGTAACGGATTTATGGGAGACTTCTTGGTACAGTGTGACTTTGACAAGGGATACTACAGATATAAAGACTTTGAAGATAAGTAGTTATAATATGGTATGTCAAAAAAGAGTGCTACCACTAATGATTCATACCATCATAAGTCGATCAAGCGCTTTTGCCTTGACGGAATAATTCATGATGACTCGATGATCGGAAGGCTCAAAGAAGAGTATATAAGATTATTGACATCAGAAATGAAGTTAAGTGGGTATGTTCCAAGAATTGATCTTGACCCAGACTTCACTATAAGGTATAATGAGATAAAGAACTTTTTTGAATTTGAACTATCGATACATGCAGTTTACGCAGGGAAAAGGAAAAGCGAATGGATAGCAGGAATAGACGGAACAACTCCAATCTTTATTCCGCAGAGCAAGTCAAGCGAGTCCTTACAGGATCGGGTATTACCGTAGAGTCTGAACTTGATGCAGACTTCATGATCTTTTGTCCATTTCACAACAACCACAGAACCCCAGCAGGAGAAGTGCAAAAAGATAGCGGAATGTTTTTCTGTTTTTCTTGTCAAAAGTCTGCAGACCTTATAGAATTAGTTATGCATACATCTGGTAGAACATACTTTGAGTCTGCTAGATTTATTAAAAGCAAAGAGAAGGTGACAAACCTTGCAGTAGAAATTGATAAGGCGCTTGTCAAAGAAGAGCAATACAAAACTTTTGATGAGTTGATTATTAAGAGGTTGCACAATAATCTAGTTGCTTCCGAAAGAGCAAGAAATTATTTTACATATCGGAAGATAGAAAAACCTTCTTGCATAAAGTTTTCTTTGGGCTACTCAGAAAAGCAAGACATGGTTACTGTGCCAGTGCATAGTCCAGATGGAATCCCACTTGGCTTTGTTGGTAGGTCTATTGAAGGAAAAGATTTTAAAAATACTCCAGGCCTTCCAAAAAGTAAAACACTTTTTAACTTGCACAGAGTTAAGAAATCTGATAGAGTATATGTAGTGGAGTCATCATTTGATGCAATTAGACTTGATCAGGTAGGGCTCCCAGCAGTAGCAACACTTGGCGCAAATGTGTCAAGTACACAAATAGAATTGCTTCAGAAGTATTTTAATAACATTATTGTTATTGCTGATAACGATGAAGCGGGAGGAAACATGAAAGATAGAATAGTTGAAAAACTTTCTAGTCGTGTCTCCGTTATTGAACTAAGCAAAAAATATAAAGACATAGGAGATATGCCAGACGAAGAACTTAGAAGTTTAGAGTTTCAGTTTGACAAATCTATATCTCTTATGCTAAACTAATATAACAACCAAAGGAGAATAATATGAGCGTAGTAAAGGGACTTAAGAATATCAATGCCCTGCTCGACAAGCCAAAGTATGAAAACGACGGGCCAAAGGTAAAGTGGCTAAAACTTGCAGACGGTCAATCAGTAAAGATCCGTTTCATTGAAGAACTCGATGAAGACTCTGCAAACTATAACGAAAAGCGTGGACTAGCACTTGTTGTTAAGGAGCACGTAAATCCAAAGGACTACAAGCGCAAGGCTGTAGACACAATGGAATCAGAAGGCCGTGACTGGGCAGAAGAAATGCACCGCAAGGATCCAAAGGCAGGATGGCGTGGCCGTCTTCGCTTCTACTGCAACGTACTAGTTGACGATGGAATCGAAGCACCCTATGTTGCTATCTGGTCAATGGGTATCAGCAAGCAGTCATCATTCAATACAATTCGTGAGTATGCACTAGAAACAGGTAGCATCTCAAACGTACTGTGGAAGTTAAAGCGTAATGGTCAGGGAACTGAAACTAATTACACACTTATTCCATCAGCACCAGACAAGGAACCATTTGATTGGAAGGACATTGAGCCTTATCCTCTTGAGTCAGCACTTAAGAAGATTCCTTATGCCGAGCAAGAAGCGTACTATTTGGGCTTTGATGGCCCATCTGTAACTTCATCTACCAACGCAGATTGGTAATATGAACTACGTCGGCTTACATGTCCACACCCATTTTAGTTTATTTGATGGGATTGCTACTCCAGAAGAATACGTTGACCGTGCAGTTGAGTTAGGGATGCCAGCAATTGCCATCACTGACCACGGTACTTTATCTGGGCATAGGGAACTGCACCGTATTGCAAAAGCAAAGGGCATTAAGCCAATTCTAGGTCTAGAAGGATACATGTGTGCAGACATATCTGATACACGAGATAAGTCTGAAAGAGAAGGTCAGCAAGATCTTGTCTATAATCACATTATCCTTCTAGCCAAGAATAAAATTGGTTTGGAAAATCTAAACAAGATTAGTGAACTATCATGGACAGATGGTTTCTTTAAGAAGCCAAGGTTTGATTTTGAAATATTAGAAAAATACAAAGAAGGAATTATCGTTTCTTCTGCTTGCCCAAGTAGTGTTTTAGTTAAGGCATTGGAAGAAGAAGAGTTTGCTCTTGCCAAGAAGTATATCTCTTGGTTTAAAGAACGCTTTCAAGATGATTACTATATTGAGGTTATGCCTCACAATGAAGCACACATCAATAAGTATCTTATAGAACTAGCAGATGAGTTTGGTATCAAGGTTATTGTTACACCAGACTGCCACCATGTTGATCCATCACAAAAAGAAGTTCAAGAGTTTAAATTGCTCATGAACACACACGGCAAGTTCGTAAAAGATGCAACATATGAAAAGTCAAAGAAAAAGGGCAACATGATGGAGCGCCTTGACTATCTCTATGGCGAAGACCGTCAGATTACATTTAATAAGTTTGATATCCACCTGCTCTCATATGAAGAGATTAAAGCAGCGATGGAATCGCAGGGGATAGATAGACCAGACATATACTCAAACACACTCCTATTAGCAGAAACAGTAGGAGACTATGGCATTCAGGAAGGGTTGAACCTTCTACCAGTACAGTACAAGAGTCCAGATAAGGAACTTGCAAAAGTTGCTCTAGAAGGTTTGGCAGAGCGAGGCCTATCAGAGAATCAAGAGTACTTAGATAGACTTGAAGAAGAGTTGCAGATTATTAAGGACAAGAAGTTTGCTCCGTATTTCCTTGTTGTAAGTAACATGATCAACTGGGCTAAGAAGGAAGAGATTATGGTAGGCCCAGGTCGTGGTTCTTCTGCTGGCTCTCTTGTTTGTTATGCACTAAAGATTACAGACATCGATCCTATTGAACATAATCTTTTGTTCTTCCGCTTTATTAATCCAGAGCGTAACGACTTCCCAGATATCGATACAGATATTCAGGATACTCGTCGTGAAGAAGTTAAAGATTATCTTGTTAGACAGTATCGACATGTTGCATCTATTGCCACCTTCCTTGAATTTACTGGTAAGGGAATTGTTAGAGATGTTTCACGAGTGCTAAATATTCCTTTGTCTGATGTAAATAAAGTACTAAAAACTGTAGACTCATGGGATGATTTCTGTACTGCAAAATCAACCAGAGAGTTCCGTGAAAAGTATCCAGAAGTAGAAGTCTATGGTGAACAACTTCGTGGTCGTATTCGTGGTACAGGTATTCACGCAGCAGGTGTTGTAACTGCAAAGGAACCAATCTTTAGATATGCACCACTTGAAACAAGATCTTCTACTGGATCTGATGAAAGAATTCCCGTTGTTGGTGTTGACATGGAAGAGGCTGAGAGAATTGGTTTAATTAAGATTGATGCTTTAGGTCTTAAAACTTTGTCTGTTCTTAAGAATACAATCGATATTATTAAAGAGCGAGATGGCAAGAAGATTGACCTCCTCAAAATTAAGATGGATGATGCAAATGTTTATCAGATGCTATCTGACGGATATACAAAGGGAGTGTTCCAGTGTGAAGCAGCACCATACACAAACCTTCTTGTTAAAATGGGTGTCAAGAATCTAAATGAACTTGCAGCATCTAATGCTCTTGTTCGTCCAGGTGCAATGAACACTATCGGAAAAGACTATGTTGACCGAAAGCATGGTCGTCAAAATATTTCTTACACACACCAAGTGCTAAAACAATTTACGGAGGACACATATGGCTGCATTCTTTACCAGGAGCAAGTTATGCAAGCATGCGTACACCTTGGCGGTATGTCCATGTCGGAAGCAGATAAAGTTAGAAAGATCATTGGCAAGAAAAAAGATGCTAAAGAATTTGATCAGTTTAAAGAGAAGTTCGTAGAGGGTGCCTCTAAGTTTGTTTCTCCAAACATTGCTCGTGACTTGTGGCATGACTTTGAGGCTCACGCAGGGTACTCATTCAACAAGTCTCACGCAGTAGCATACTCAACGCTATCCTATTGGACAGCATGGTTAAAGTATTATTACCCACTAGAGTTTATGTACTCAGTGCTAAAGAATGAAAAGGATAAAGATGCGAGAACTGAATATCTTATTGAAGCAAAAAGAATGGGCATTAGCATTAAGTTACCTCACATTAACGATTCGGATATCGATTTTAAAATTGAGGGTAAAGGTATTCGGTTTGGACTCAGTGCTATCAAGTTCATATCTGACAAGATTGGTGAAAGATACATATCTGCACGACCATTCGGTTCGTACAAAGAACTTGAAGAATTTACATTTACCAAAGGCAACGGAGTAAATAGTCGTGCACTACAGGCATTGAGAGCAATCGGTGCTGCAACTTTCAATGATAATCCTAGAAATGATCAAGAGATTAAGGAAAATCTTTACGAGTATCTAAACCTTCCAGAGTTTAATATTACGATTCCTTCTCACTACTATGCATTTATTCAGGATATTGTTGACTTTGAAGAAAAAGGATCATACATTTTTATGGGTATGGTAAAATCAATTAAGCGAGGAACAGGATGGTCACGAGTTGAAATTTTGGACAAAACTGGCAGTGTCGGCATATTTGATGATGAAAATACGACTATTGAGACTGGTCGTTCTTACTTGGTTCTTTGTAATGATAACAGGATTGTATCTTTCATACCATCTGATGAAATAAAAGAATCATCTCACGCCCTTGTAAAGTTCTTGAGTTACAAGCAACTTCCATACAAGGATGATGAAATGTTTGTAGTTTCATTTAAGCCAAGAATTACAAAGACTGGAAAGAAGATGGCATCTTTAACTCTTGCGGATACAAGTAGAGACTTGCATTCCATAACAGTTTTCCCTACATCTTTTGCAAAGGCATACATGAATATTGAAGAGGGCAAGGCATACAAGTTTGATTTTGGAAAGACTAAAGACGGAACAGTAACATTGGAGGATGTACATGTCGGTTAGCGTAGAAGAAGCATTGGCACAACTTGATCCTAAGTTGAGAAAGAGATTGGGAACTGGGGTTGGGGTTAACTATGAGTATCAGCCAACACCAAGTTTTGGTTTAAACCGTGCACTAGGAGGTGGGCTTCCTTATGGTAGACAAGTTCTTATCTGGGGGTCAAAGTCGTCTGCAAAGTCTTCTATGTGCCTTCAGATGATTGCTCTAGCACAAGCAGAAGGTAAGTTGTGTGCATGGATTGATTCAGAGATGTCATACTCAGAAGATTGGGCCAGATCTCTTGGAGTGGATCCAGAAAAACTAATCTACTCACAGGCAAGAACTATCAGCGACATGGTTGATGTAGGCGTAGGACTAATGAATGCTGGAGTTGATTTAATTGTGGTAGACTCTATTACGTCTATGCTTCCTGCAATTTATTTTGAGAAGGACACAGATGAAATGAAGGCTTTGGAAAACACAAAGCAGATTGGAGCAGAATCTCGTGACTTTAGTAACGCATGGAAAATGCTTAACTATGCAAACAATAAAGTTAAGCCAACTTTGCTTGTTCTCATTTCTCAGTCTCGTAATAATATTAATGCTATGTATACTAGCCAGCAGCCTTCTGGTGGTCAGGCTACTAAGTTTTATTCCTCATGTATTGTTAAACTCTTTTCTTCAGAGTCAGACAATCAAGCGATTAAGGGCAAGATCAAGGTAGGAGATAAATTAATTGAAGAAAAAATTGGTAGAACTATTAAGTGGGAACTCCAGTTCTCCAAAACCTCTCCAGGGTTCCAGTCTGGTGAGTACGATTTTTATTTTAGAGGTGACGATATTGGTCTTGATACCATTGGTGATTTGGTTACTACCGCAGAACTAAACGGTATTGTAGAGCGTACAGGTGCTTGGTACATACTTCCTGATGGAACAAAGGTGCAGGGCAAGGAAGCGTTTGTTAATCGTGTCAGAGAGGATCTTGACTTGCAAGAATCAATCAAGGCTAAACTAAATGGCTAGTTTTACTGTGTACCACGGCAAGTTTTTATGTCATACATGCAAGGCTGAAGTCGGAACCTTAAGGCTTTATGCTGAAACAAAAGAAATGACTTGGATGTGTAAGGATAAACACATAAGCAAGGTAAATCTTGGCAAAAGAAAGAAGAGCGATTTTGACGGAGAAGAGTGAGTCCAAAAGAATAGGTGCCAAGCAGCACAAGAACTCTGGTCGAAACACCCAAAAAGGTGACGCATCTTGGAAAAACTTTGTTGTAGACTTTAAAGAAGTTGGCAAATCTTTTACCCTTAACAAAGAAGTATGGGCAAAGGTTACCACCGATGCCATGAAAAACGGCAAGGATCCAGCCATAGTGGTCGTCATGGGTGAGGGGAACTCTAAGGTAAGACTTGCCATAATTGAGATGAGCATATTGGAGCAGATTTTAGAGAATGGTGTATAATAGGATTATGAACACAGGATATGAACCAAAACTAAAAGTAGTTCCACGCATCATAAAAAACTTCTTTACTGAAGAAGAAGTAGAAGTATTGCTTGCAATAGTAAGTTATCAAAAAAAGGCTAAAGATTTAGACGAGTTCTTTGCTCCACTAGTTCTGCCAAGTATGGCCAGAATGCAAATAGAAGTTATGTATCCAGAACATATACGTAGAAAACTTGAAAAGTTTGCTTCAGAAACAGTTGGTGAAGACGTATATATGTATCACAATAGTTATTTAAGTTATAACCTAGAGCATAATCCAGATGCCAATCCAAAGTTGCCAGTGCATTATGATTCAGATAATTATTTTACTAAACTTACAATGGATTACCAATTAGGTGCAAACATTGATTGGCCCATAGTCATCGAAGGTGAAAGTTTTAATCTTCAGTACGGCGATCTTCTTATATTCTGGGGTGCAGGTCAGGCCCACTGGAGAGAGCCAGTACGGTTTAAAGATGGCGATAATACCGAAGTTTTGACAATGCACTTTTCAAAAAAGAAAGACTTTGAGGAGTTAAACTTTGCTGCTAGATCACCAGAAGCAAGAAAGCAAAGACTTGAGGCCTGGAGATCAGATCCAGTTTTTATGAAGTACGTAGAAGAATTTGACAAAAAAGAAAAAAGTCTTTTCGAATAGCCTTAAAAATTTATTAATACATTTTAAAATAACTAGATCAATAACTATCTGATTGGACAAATAAATGCAAAACGAAAACACAACTATAGACATGGTAAATGGTTTGGCTGAGATTGCAGACTATATGCAGGACGAAGAGTTAACAACCGCTCTAACATTTATCGCTAAGATTATTATTAAACCAGACATACCGCTCAATGTGGCAACGGTAGAGATAGTAAGACTTCAGGCAATCGCAGCAAAGATGGCCTTCAAGGCTACCTGGATGGCCAATGTGGACAAGTCAGATCGTGGGAAGAAGAACCTTTACTACACTGCTGCAGAGTCCATCAACAATCTTGTATCTGCATTAAAATATATAACTCGATAGTCTGCTATACTTATACTAATAGAAACGAGAAACTAATGACGAAAAATTTACTACATACTGTTATGATTAAGCCAGAAGAAAAGCCGATTCATCCTATGGACATCGCTGGTCTTGAGGCAAAGATTAAAGAAGGATACACGATTACTCGTGTAGATAAGCACACAACAAAGAAAACCTTTGCTCCATCAACCATTGCTTATGGTCACGGAGAGTGTGCAAGATATTGGTATCTAGCATTTGATGGGCAGATGTTTGAAGATAATGCAGATGCTTATGCTGCTGCAAACATGACTGCTGGAACTTTGTCACATGCAAGAATTCAAAATGCAATGATGAATGCTGGAATTGTAAAGGTTTATCGTGATGAAAACAATGAGCCTACTACAGAGTTTAAGATCAGACACGACGATCCTCCAATCTTTGGGTACGGAGATGTTATGTTTGATTGGCAGGGAGAAGAACTCATTGGTGAAATTAAAACAATGATGAATGAAGGATTTGAGTATAGAAAGGCATCAGGTAAGGCTAAGAATGGCCACCTAATGCAGTTACTTATATATATGAAGATTCTAAAGAGACCAAAGGGTGTAATGATTTATGAAAATAAAAATAATCATGAACTTCTTTTGATCCCTGTAGATGTAAACGATCATTACCGTCGGTGGGTAGACCAGGCATTTGATTGGATGAGAACAGTTCGAAAGGCATGGGAAGAAAAAACCTTGCCAACCAAAAACTATAGATCAAATTCCAAGATATGCAAGTCATGCCCAATTAAGAAAGCATGTGAGTCTGCAGGGACAGGCGTATTAAAAATAGCGCCTCTGGAGATTCTCGGTGAACAATTGTAGATGCTGTGATAATAGTTTTGAGCCAGCAGTATCCTATCAAATATACTGCTCTCAAAACTGTAGAGATATCGCAACAAAAGAAAAAATTGCAGCGAGATACCTGCAATCAAAAAGACAAAAGAGAAAAGGTAAGACAAGACTCTGTAAGTCATGTTCCTTGCCTCTCTCTATATACAATGACGACGCAGTTTGTTCATCTTGCAGCGTAAATCCTGATGCAGTTAGCAAAGCAATAAAAGAAATAAAGGGTAAGATTAATGGTAAAAAATAAGTGGGGTCTGGAGTTAAAACCAGAACGTATTTGTGCTATTGACGCTAGTACTAATAACCTTGCTTTTGCATTATTTGATAAAGATAATCTTGAGAAGGTCGGCAAGATTTATTTTGAAGGAAATAATATTTACGAAAAAGTTATGGATGCTGGACAAAAGGTTAAGGCATTCTTTGATTATTGTGGTGGCTTTGAGGCAATAGTAATTGAGCACACGGTCTTCATGAATAGTCCAAAGACTGCTGCAGATCTTGCACTAGTACAGGGAGCGATCCTTGGCGCAGCAGGTCAGTCTGGGACGAAAGTAATAGGAAAGGTATCTCCTATTACTTGGCAAAATTTTATAGGTAATAAGAAAATATCAAAAGACGAACAACTTTTTATTCGTTCTCAAATTCCTGGAAAGTCTGAGTCTTACTATAAGGCTCATGAGAGAATGCTAAGAAAAGAGAGAACGATAAACTTTATTAATATTAACTATGATAAAAGCATTGACGATAACGATGTAGCAGATGCTTGCGGTATTGGTCACTGGGCGTTAAAAAACTGGGGTAAAGCAATAGGGATTGACAAATAGGACCATGGCTGCTAAACTATATACAAGTGAAACATTTATGCGTAAGAGATACCTTATGGATAAAAAGACACCAGAGGAAATAGCAAAAGAATGTGGGTGCTCTTTGGAGACTATCTATGTTTACCTTGCTAAGTTTGGATTAAGGAAATCAAGACGATGAGTAAATTTGAAAAGACACTAGTTGCAATTGCCGTGGTAGGCATGGTAGGTTTTGGCTTTGCAATTTCTACACTAAGAGGAATTCCAGAGGCACTAGATTGGGAGGAAGATGATGAGTGAGAGTTTAAATATAACAGTTGACCAAGTAAATAATCCAAAACACTATACTTCAGATCCTTCAGGTATAGAATGTATAGAGATAACAAGGCACCGCAATTTTAATATTGGTAATGCATTTAAGTATCTCTGGAGAGCAGGACTTAAAGATGAAGAAAAGACTATTCAGGATCTTGAAAAAGCAATCTTCTATATTAAGGATGAAATTAACAGACTAGAGGGAAAGCATGTCCGCTGAAGATGATCTAGTTAAACACCTTGATCAAGTTAATCAAGTAGTAGAAGAATACCTAAAGGGAAATGATCCTACAATAATTTCAAAGCAGTTGTCAATTCCACGACAAAAGGTAGTCACACTTATTAATGAGTGGAAGGTCATGGCATCTGCAAACGATGCCATTCGTGCTCGTGCCAAAGAAGCACTTGCAGCAGCAGACACGCACTATAGCAAATTGGTTTCTCGCACATACGAAGTTATTGATGAGGCATCAATGACTAATAACCTTAGCGCAAAGACTGCTGCTATTAAACTTGTTATGGATATTGAGTCTAAAAGAATTGACATGCTACAAAAGGCTGGCCTACTTGAAAATAAAGAACTTGCTGAAGAGATGATGGAAATTGAAAAGCGTCAAGAGATTCTTGTTCTTATTCTAAAAGATATAGCCTCAGAATATCCTCAAGTTCGTGATGAGATTATGCGTAGACTTTCTGCATTTGCAAAAGACAATGAGGTGATTACAGTTGTCCACGATGTTCAATGAGTTTCTTGAGGCACTTCAGGATGATCATTTTGAAGAGACACCCGTAGACGCAAGAACATTTGTTGAAGGCGAAGCATATCTGGGGCAGCCACCACTATCTGATATTCAGTACGATATTGTTGAGGCGATGAGCCAGATATATCGTAAAGAAGATCTAATCAACATAATGGGCGAAGAGAAGGGGGTTCAGTACTACAATAAGTACACAAAGAATGAAATCATCCTGCAACTTGGCAAAGGATCTGGAAAAGACTTTACTTCAACCGTAGCATGCTCATATATCGTATATAAACTATTATGCTTAAAAGACCCAGCAAAGTATTTTGGTAAGCCCTCTGGAGATGCTATTGACCTAATCAATGTTGCTATTAACGCACAACAGGCAAAGAATGTTTTCTTTAAAGGATTTAAATCAAAGATTGAAAGATCTCCGTGGTTTGCAGGAAAGTATAATGCAAAAGCAGACTCTGTTGAGTTTGATAAATCAATCACTGTCTATTCTGGTCACTCAGAAAGAGAATCACACGAGGGTTTAAACCTTCTGCTTGCAGTACTTGATGAGATTTCTGGTTTTGCATCTGAGGTTGGAACAGGCAATGAGCAGGGAAAGACTGCTGACAATATCTATAAGGCTTTCCGTGGATCAGTAGACTCTCGCTTCCCTGACTTAGGCAAGGTAGTTCTTCTATCATTTCCAAGATATCCAGGCGACTTTATTTCAGAAAGATATGATGATGTTGTTGCTGAAAAAGAAGTTATAGAAAGAACACATAAGTTTGTAATTAATCCATTACTTCCAGAGGATAACCCAGACAATACATTCGAAATTTCGTGGGACGAAGATCAAATCACATCATACAAATACCCAGGGGTGTTTGCATTAAAGAGACCTACATGGGAAGTAAACCCTACACGAAAGATTGATGACTTTATGATTGCATTCATGACTGACCTTGGCGATGCAATGATGCGCTTTGCATGTGTTCCAACTTTTGCTTCCGATGCATTTTTTAAACAGGCAGATAAGGTAAGAGCCTGTATGACATTAAGAAACCCTGTGGATACATTTAAAAGATTTGATGAATCGTTTAAGCCAGATCCAACAAAGAAATACTATGTTCACGCTGACCTTGCACAAAAGCATGACAAGTGTGCGGTAGCAATTGCACATGTAGAAAAATGGGTAAACATACAAGTAATTAATAATTACGAACAGGTAGCACCAATAGTCGTAGTAGATGCAGTAGCATGGTGGGAACCAAAGGTTGAAGGTCCAGTTAACCTTTCAGAGGTTAAGCAATGGATTCAAAATCTTAGAAGACTTGGGTTTGATATTGGAATGGTTTCCTTTGACCGTTGGCAATCATTTGATATTCAGAATGAATTAAAGCAGGTTGGAATGAGAACTGATACTGTTTCTGTTGCTAAGAAACATTATGAAGACATGGCCATGCTTGTATATGAGGAAAGACTTGCAATGCCAGCAATCGAACTTTTGTTTGATGAACTAACACAGTTAAAGATTATGAAAAATGACAGAGTTGACCACCCACGCAAAAAGTCAAAGGACTTGGCTGATGCTGTATGTGGAGCAATATTTGGGGCAATATCACATACCCCAAAAAATATAGACACTGAAGTAGAGGTTCATACTTTTAGGGATAGACCTAAGCCAGTTGACGAACTACCAGAGAATGTGATACACTATAACTCTAGCCAGATAGAAGAGATAAAAGACTATTTGGATAGACTAAAAACACTATAAAAATAAGGAGAAATACCGAATGAATTCATTCAAGAAAATCGCACTAGCCGTGGTTGCAGCCATGACTTTGGGCATGGTCGCAGTAGCACCTGCAAATGCTACAGTAATGACAGTAGCAGTAACGCTAGATGGAACAGCAAACACCACTAATGGTGTGCTTGCTACACCTGCTACACTGCCAGTCCCAGCAGATAACACAATCGATGCAGCAGATGCACTACGCTTTGTAGCAACAGTAGCAGCAGGAACATCAGTTACTGCAGTAGCAACTAACGCAACAATCGTATCAGCACTACACACATCAGCAGCACCAGTCGGAGCATCGTCAGGATCATCATCTTTGACAATTGCAACAGGCACTGGAACAACTGCAACATTCTTTGTCTACACAAAGACAACAGCAATTGGCACAGTTGTAATCAACAACGGTGGAACAACTCTTACATACTATGTACAGGGAACTGCTGGCAAGATTAACAACCTAACAGTTTCAGCACCTACATCAGGTGCAGCAGGAACAAAGCAGGATATCACAGTAACTGCAACAGATACATTTGGAAACAAGGTATCAGGAAAGTCAATTACTGCAACAGTATTTGCTTCAACAGCAGTACTAGATACAGCAACTGCAACAACTGGTGCTACACTAACAGATTTTGGAACAGCGACCTTCAAGGCTACTCTTCCAACAACTGGTTCACGAGCACTTATCACATTTGCTCCAACAACATCATCAGATGCAACTTCTGCAGATGTAGTTGGCTTGACTGCTCGCACACTTGCACCATTCGCAGAGATTGCAGTTCGTGATCTAGTATCAGAACTCGCTGCTCAGACTGCTGCAAAGGATGCAGCACTTGCTGCTAAGGCAGTTGCAGATGCTGCAGTTGTAAAGGCTGCTGCGGATGCAGTGGCTGCTAAGACTGCCTCAGATGCTGCTATTGCAGCAGAGAAGGCTGCTTCTGCAAAGGCACTTGCTGATGCAAAGGTTGCTTCAGATAAGGCACTTGCCGATGCAAAGGTTGCACACGATGCAGTCGTTGCTAAGTTGACTGCAGATAATGCAGCAGCAATCAAGTCACTAAAGGATGCTTTCAACAAGTTGGCTCGCCAATGGAATGCAAAGAATCCAAAGGCTAGAGTTACACTAGTCAAGTAGTTTGAGTCCTGGTGGGCGAAAGCCCACCAGGGTTTACTATGAAACCAATTTATTTTAACCACATACCAAGAACTGGCGGAACCACACTATCCAGAATGCTACACAACTCTGGAATCAATAGGTGTGGTTTAAGTGTTTTTACCCCAGAAATATCTTCTAGTAAAGATAAAGGGTTTAACAAAACAAATATATCTGAAAGCCATCTAGTTATGGGTCATTATGGTATTGCCCCATCAATATTTAATCCAGACATAGAAACAGTTACCTTTTTGCGAAACCCCATAAACCAAGTAGTTAGTATGTTTGCTAAACTAAACTATGAAAGTCAAACCTCAAGCCAAAATGCAAGGATCTTTGAACTGTTTAGACTTAGCAAATTCAGTAATGATCCAGCAAATCTTTTTAGAGAGTGGCTCTATGATGAAAGGGCAGCAGAGTATACGAATAATGGGCAGATATATAATCTAATCAATACAAGATACCCATATTTATATGATCCTAAAACAGGTAAAGGTATAGATCGAGAGACACAGATTTTTGTAACAGAACAAAATGCAAAAGAAAAGATAGAGTCACTGCTGTTTTTGGGAACTACAGAAAATATATACAGAGGTTATACGCAAATAGTGGATACCATAAATAGTAGGTTTGGGGTTAGCCTTAATAAACTTCAAAAATCTGGAGTTTATAACAGCATTAATGAAACAAAGGATGTATTAAATACATTAAGCAAGTCAGAGAGAGACTATATTTTAGAAAAAAATAGCATAGACAACCACTATTGGGAAAAGGCTTTGTAGCAAGACGCATTCTTTGCAGGGATGGCCAGATGCCACCCTTATTTTTATGCAATAAAATGGTATAATCATCCTATCAGACATCCAGTCTGCAAGGGGGAAGGCAAATAAAACGAACACTACGCATAGTAACAGCGACAGTTTTGGCCTTTGGATGGCTTTTTACATCCCCTACAGAGGCTCATTCTGACGACCCACTAACAGTTGCAGCAGGAAAGATCCAAAACCTCAATAGCGCAGTAGATAAATTAGACTATAAAGATGGTCTAATAAGTCTAATTGACATAGCAGAAAACAAGTTTATGTATGCTAAAAATCTGCGGGATATCAGGGATGAAGCAATTGCAGATTATGAAGATGCAGTAGAGGCAGAAGAGTTAGCCTTAGAGGAAGTAGAATTAGCCCAGTCAAATGTAGATGGTCAGACAGCCACAGTAGCCTTAGCCCTTGAGAATAGGGATAATGCATTTCAAGACAAGAACGATGCACAGGATGCTCTCAATATAGCCAATATTAATCTTCAAACCACACAGTCTAATATGCAGTCTGCTGGTGGATCAGGACTTCAGTATACTGTTTATAATTTAACCAGAACATGGCCAAGCATAGCAACTCCAAGTGGTGTAATTTGTTCTGGCACTTGGAATTCAAGTTCTATGAATCTACCAGTTTGCGGTAATAGATATGAGAATATAATTGTTAAGTTTACTGGACAAATAACAGTTCCATCATGGTTTACAACAGTAGCATTTGCAGGATACACAGATGATGGTTTTAGAATGTTTATTGATGGAAACCTTGCAGTTAACAACTGGGTAGAGCAGGGAGCAAGATGGAGTGCTTGGTCTCCAACATATGATGTAAGCGAAGACAAGACCTTCGATGTAGAGATATGGTGGTATAACGGAGGAGGTCCAGGATCCTATCATCTTGGATGGACCATTCCTGGTGGAATGACTGGTGCAGGCTGTGACTATTCTGGAGAGCCAAGAGTATGGGGACAAAATTTTAGTTGTAACTTAAATACATTCTCATCTGGATCAGGACCAACACAGTCAGAAATAGATGCATATAATCAAGCACTTGCTACACGAAATGCAGCACAACAAGATTATAATAATGCCTTATCAGAATATAATGATAAGTTAAATGTATACAACCAGGAAGTCGCAATGCTAAACTCCTTGAATCAAACACTAATAAACAAAGAATCTGAATACGACAACGCAGTAAATGATACAGCAGATGCCTTATCTGAAAAGAACAATGCTATTAATGATTTTGATAATGCTATTAATGATGTCAATAGCGCAATTGATGATGCATGGCGTTACTATGATGAGCAGATGCAACGAGAAATCCAAAGAGCCATTGCTCAGGCAGCAGCAGCAGCCGCAAACCAGCCTAAGCCAGAGCCTTCACCAAAGCCTACTGTTGAACCAGAAAAGCCAAAGCCTTCTACACCACCAACAGATAAACCAGAGCCAAAGCCAACTAATGTTACTGGAACAGAAGAGCCAGGTCCAAAGC